CTGCTCGAACATATTTTGCCCCTTCCAAACCTGCAATGGGTGACCCTGGCTGTCGTGCAGTATTTCTCCGTCGGCTGTGCGCAACTGAGCATATATCTGAAGGTATGCCAGTTCGCGGTGTATCACCTTTCGGATATGCTGAGCGATGTCGGTCAGTTCCTCCACATTGTCGGCTGCTATCTCTATTTCGATATTCACATGGTCGGTTTGTGCCTCATAGATGTCATCTTTGGTGCCGTCGCCGTTATTCAAGCCCGCAAACATCACGATGATGTAAGGCAATGGCTCGTTCAGTTCGTCGATCTCCGGCTTTCCGATGACAGTGTTATAGATGCGCTCGCCTACCGTCTCCATCAGTTCTGGGTCGGCGTGAAGAATCTCGTAGAATAGCTTGTCAGTGGCAAGTCCCATGATACTTGTGCGATTGTTAGTGATTTCTTTTACTTATCTCCCTTCTCCTCTTGGGAACCGACGGGCTGACAGCCTTTGCTGCGCATCGGAGCAGCCCGCCGGAGGAACTATCCCAGAAGAGTCAGAGAATTGCGAGAGAGTTTAGGCGGGAACGGTCACGGTGATGGTGTCGGTTGCGATGGTGCTGTTGCCCTTCTTAGCCGATACAGTGATGACTGCGGTTCCAGCTGTAGTGCCTGCGCTGATAACACCTGCGTTGGTGACGCTCACACCTGTCAGTGCTGTAGTTACAGCATAGGTGAAGGTAGCCTCTGGGTCGTTGCAGATAGCGGGAACGGTCTTCGAGCCGTTCTTGGCCACTGTCACGGCGTGCTGGCTTGCGAGCACCTGCGGAGTGTTAGCGTCCATCACAGCGTAGCAAGCGAATGCCTGGGTGGTGCCGCCTGCGCCGTTGATGTAGATAGAGAGATCGGTCATCGAGAACGCGGTGTTCAGGGTGATGGCGGTGATGTTCTTCTTAGACACAGCCTGAGAGGTTGCGTCGATGGTCAGACGAACGTCGCCGTGCTGCTGGGCAGCGAACCACTCGTAGTAGCCGATTTCGAGGTAACGGCCAGAACCTGCAACGAGCTTGCCGCTGGCGTTCAACTCGCTGTTGACGAAGTGAGAGACGGTGTAGCGATAGCCAGCGCAACGGCCATTCTCGATGACGAAGCCACCGGCAGCACCCTTGATCTTCGGGGTAGCCATCAGCTGAGCCTCGGTCACGCGGTCCATTGACAGGCAAACCTCGCCCTCGAAGAATCCCTTGTTGCTGAACTCGGCAACGGCAGAGAGAATCTGCTTGTACTCGTCGCCACTGCCCAGGGTAATAACGCCCACAGGAGCCAGGTTAGAGAAAGCGCCCTTGTTACCAGTCCACTCAGCGCGGCTGTAAATCTTCTTGGCCCAGTACTCGCGGATGGCGATACCGAACTTGCTCTGCACGAAGGCCATGAGGTCGAATGCAGCGTTGTCGATAGCCATGTTAGAGATGGGCACGGTCAGACCGCAACGGCGAACGGTCGGGGTGATGTTGGCGAAGTTCAGCACCTGATCGCTCAGAGCCTCGATTTCACCTACCTCCTCCATCTCAACATCGTTGATGCTGACAGGCCAAATCTCGTTACCTGTAACACCAGTGATAATGTTCAGACCTTCGGGCAGTCCCAAACCCTCGTGGAGAGTAGGAATCAGCTCGTGGATAGAGAGACGGATGGCACCAGAAGCGTCGATGTTGGCACTGACATTAGATGTGCCGTCGCTGTTCTGACCGGCAGACAGCAGAATCTCACGCTGTGCCTTGCCAGGGTTCGTGCGAACGTCCTGAAGCATCTCGCGGAACTGAGCCTGCAAGGTTGCCTGACGATGATTCTCCATGTTGTTAGCATGGGCACCGTCGGCGTTTCTCAGGTCCATCTCACGCTTAAGGTTTGCCAACTCACGAGACAGCTCACGCTCCTGGTTTGCTTCCTCGTCTGTAAAGTCACGATTAGCGGCCTTGGTGTAAAGTTCACCAATTTTGCCATTTACCTCACGATACTGGGATGCCAGTTCGTCAAAGGTCATTGTCTTGATTTCTTTCATTTCTCAAAACGTTTTAAGGGTGAATAAAAAACTTGTTACTTGTTACTTGATTTCTCGTTAGTATGTCATTTCCTCCAGCATGATTTCGTTGGCACGGAGTACGCGCTGACGGCGGGCATTTTCCTTGGCTATCTCAGCAGCCTTCAGTTTTGCCAACTCTTCCTTCTCGCGCATTTCCTTCAACTTGCGATCCTGCTCTTCCTTGGCTTCCTGCTCGCGCTTCTCCACCAGGGCAGCGGGTTCGCCTACCTTGCTGTCAAGGAACTCATCGACCTCGCGGGTGTCAACGCTGGTCTGCTCGTAGGCAGGATGTCCGGCGATGGTGACGTCATACAGGCCAGTGACCTTCTTGACGTGACGTAGCCAAACCTCTTTGCCCTCGGCATTGCGGTCTTCAATCTTTTCGTAGCTCACGCCGTTCTCGCTGTCTTCTTCGTCGGCACGGAAAGCGAACGACATGCCCGTAATGTCACCACGCTCGATGGCACTCAGCAGTTCGTTGGCTCGCTCGGTATCGGCCAGAGTACACTCGACGCGCAATCCGCGCTTGTCGAGCTGTAGGTTCAATGTGCCCTTGCCATTGCGCCAGCGGCCAAGGATAGCCGTGTTGTCGTGGAAGGCAGTGAGCACCACATCTGAGCGTTGCAGCAGTTCGTTGGTGATGCTGCCTGGCTCCATGATTTCGTACACTTCGCGGTACGACGACCACGGCACGAGGTTGACAGAGCGAACACCGAACACGACGGCATAGCCCTCGATGGTGCGACTGCGCTCCTCGCCCTCAGCAGCCTCGCGGACGTGGAGCCCTGAGACTTGCAGGTCGATTTGTCGATTCAATTTCTTGTTGCTCATATCTTTTCGATTTGAAATTATCGTTTCATTATGCGGGCAGAATTGCGTTCTGGGTT